AGCATTATTAGATTCAGCGGCTTTTGCTAACATGCAAGGTGGATTTAAGCTTAAAGGCAGAGTGACTGGTGGAGAGATGCAGATAAACCCTGGTGAGTTTGCAGATTTAGATGCCACTGTAGATGATGTAAACAAAGCTATTATGCCACTACCATTTAAAGAGCCTTCAAGTACCTTGTTCAATCTTATGAACGCTATCGCAGATGCTGGAAGAAGGTTTGCTAGTACTGCAGACCTAAATGTAGGCGATGTTAATCCAAACGCTCCCGTTGGTTCAACAGTTGCACTGATTGAGCAAGGTAGTAAAGCTTTTAGTGCTATACACAAAAGATTACACTATTCACAAGGGCAAGAGTTCAAGATGCTTGCCAAGCTTAATGCAGAGTATCTTCCAGAGAGCTTTACATTTGCTATGGGTGGTATAAGCGAAACTATATTTGCCAAAGACTTTGACGAAAGAATAGATGTAATACCAGTTAGTGACCCTAACATATTCAGTACAGCACAAAGAATTGCACAAGCTCAAGCAGTTCTTCAGATGTCTACTGCTAGTCCACAATTATACGATCAGTATGAAGCTAACAAAAGAATGCTCGAAGCTATTCGTATAAATAACATAGACGAAATACTAAAGAAGCCAGACGATGCAGCAAGAATTGATCCTATTACAGAAAATACTGCTCTCATGTATGGTAAAGCTATAAGAGCCTTTCCAGACCAAGATCATGAAGCACACATTGCAGTTCATCTTCAGTTCCTACAAGACCCAATGTTAGCTGGGAATCCAGGTGCTGCGGCTATGCAACCAATTATGATAGCTCATATAGCAGAACATATAGCGTTGTTATATAGACAAAGAATGCAAGCAAGTATTGGCGTTTCATTACCAACCTTGCCAGAGCTTCGTGACCCTAAATTTAAGTTCGAAGATATTAATCCAGAGATGGACAGAATTATAAGCGAAAGAGCAGCAGAAGTTGTAGCTAAAGCACCTCAAATGCAAGCAATTGCACCACTAGCTAAAATGATGCAACAACAGCAGCAACAACAACAAAATCCATTACAATATGCACAAGAATTAGCTAAATTAGAAGCTGAAGCCTTGAAAGCTAGAACACAAGTGCAGATACAAGCTGACCAAGCTAAAGCACAACAGAAACTAGCGATTAACGAAGCAGAAGCGAAACAAGATTTGCAGATAGAGCAAGCCAAGCTACAAGCAGACTTGCAAGCCAAGGTAGCCAAGTTGGAACTTGAACTGCAGATGGAGCGTGAAAAAAACCAAGCAGAAATACAAAAGGAGATTATCAAAGATGCCAATAGTAATAACCCCACAGGGTGAGTACATTGATTCAGTAACTGGCAACCCAGTTGGAGTACCACCACAAAGACCTGATATACCAAGAGGTGGTGGTGCTATGTCTGACCAAGAAATGAACATGATGACAGAGGCATCAAGGTTCTCATCGAACATACCATCAAATATGGATATGGGTCTTGAAAGCATGACAATGGACATGGATGCCATAAACAAAGTTCGTTTACTTATGGACATGGGATTAAATGAGCAAGATGCTTTGGAAGCAGTGGTAAGAGAACGATCAATGGGTACAGTTAGACCAGAAGAGTTTGGTGGTCAACAAATGCAAGCCCAACAACAACAAGCACCTATGCAACAACAAATGCCAATGGCGAGACCTCCAATGCCATCACCAGGAATGGGAGCTTTACCTTCAGCACCACCACCAAGACCAGATATGAGTGGTATGTCGAGAGAGCAGATGGATATGGTTAGAAGAGGCATCGATCCTTTCGCAGAGGGCATGGTTAGATAAATGGCACGAGCCAATCAAAACGTAGGTGCACTAGGTTCATTAACTCAAGGTCAATATGGAGACTTGTCACGAGGCTTTGAGATGACGAACCCAACTGGCTTAAGCTTGGGAGGGATTGGCGTCAGTAAAGGGTCAGCATTAGGATATGGCTTGGGATTAACTGGAAACCCTGCAATAAGTGCATTAGGAACTGTAGCTCAAGGTATTACAAGCTATAATGCAGAAAAAGCAGCTCAGTCTGCCCTTGGTCAAAACAAAGGTTTTGTAGACACATTGACTGGCATGGTCACAGACCCATCACTAGACACCGCAAGAAGCATAGCTGATGTAAACAAAGATGGCATAGTATCTCCAAGAGAGGCACAAAACTTTGGCATGAATCAAGGCAAGCTCACATCATATAATGTGGGGTTAAACCCAATGAGTGGCTATACAAAGGGAACAGTTGGTGTTACCAATCTAGGAAAGATTGATCCAAGTGGTGGTGTGTTTGGAGGATATGAGGCTAGAACAACGACACCTAGCATATATACGCAGCAACAAGTTGATAATATTTCAAGTGGGATAGGAAGTGGCGTTGGGGCAAGTGGTGACCTAGGTGGGGCAACTGGCTCAGGATACACTGGTAGTAAGGGCATAGGTTTTGGCTTTGGTAGGTCAGAAGGCGTAGATACAAGTCAAAGTGCACAGACTGGGGAACAAACATCAATAACTGACACAACTGCAGGAAAAGATTTATCAAACACATTTAGTGATGATGCTGGTGCGTCTTCTGATTCATCTACATACATATGCACAGCACTTTATGAAATGGGTGATATGAAAAAATATATCTACAAATATGATCAGATATATGGAAAACGTGTAGACCCATTAGTGTATAAAGGTTATTGTGTATGGGGAGAATATGTAGCTACAAAAATGAGAAACAAAGGATTAGTCTACAAAATCGCTAAGCCCTTAGCATTAGCTTGGGCTAAACAAATGGCTTATGACTTATCCAAGGGAAGATATGGTAAGAAGAGCAAGGTAGTTAAGGTAATAAGTAAAGTGGGCGAAGGGATTTGTTACGCTTTGGGTTTTGTATCTAATATCAAGCAACTTATAGGAGAAAAATATGGCTGATATCAACATAGAGAACATGGAAGAGAACGCTGAACTTTTCATGGAAAAGATGGGTTTTCCTCATAATGCACCAGGTTTAGAGCTATCTGACGATCAGTTAGTTAACTTTCTATTGTTATGTTATCAAGGAATGATGCTTCCAGACGAAGAAGAGGAAGAAGAGGATTACGAAGAAATGGATGGAGACGTTAAGGTCAAGGTCATGAAAGTAGATAGTGGCGATATGCGAAGCGTCATGGATGAGATACTTGGTCATGGTTCACCAAAGATAGGAATGTAGATATGCAAAATGTACCCAATGACATTGGTGCTTTAGCAAATTTACAAAAGGCTAGCCCATTAACTGATATGCCAGAAGGTAGGGTTGAGCAAGTGGGTGAGGATTATGGAGTAATAGCTCAATTCATCGGTCCAAATTTAGAAGATGCTATTAGTGTTTTTAAAGAGGGTAATGGATATTATGCAAGTGGACATAACTTTGATTTTTTTGCCAGCGATATTCCTGATCTTATGAAAAAACTTAAAGTATATGGTGCAACTGAACTTTATTATGGGAGATTATAATCATGCCAGGAAAAGTATATTCATCAAAACAAAAAAAGATTGCTAACATGGCAAAGCCAAAGAACAAGTTGACTGGTGCTGATTTTAAAAAACTAGCTATGTTTAAAAAGAAAAAGAAAAAGACTAAATCTAAGATGGCATAAATGGCAACTGGAGTACTTCAACCCATTGTAAAAAGTGGACTGCGTTACATAGATGATCTTGGTGTTTTAAACAAGCTCAAAAAAGATTACTATGAAAATGTGCCTATAGGATCAAAGTTCTCGACTTCTAATAAAATGTTGGATACAGAGTTTGGTAGATACAAAGTGCCTATGTTAGGAGTGCCTATTGAAGAAATGGGTGCTACTCATGTTATTGATAAAAAATTAATCACACCACCTGTAGTAAATTTTTTAAAGTTATTTAAAGACAAAGCAAAACTTGTAAATCTTCCTGGCGATAGATCATTGGGATTTGGTTCATTATTAGAAGTTAATGAAATACCTTTAACTAAAGCTACTAATCAGCAAGGTGGCTTTGAATTTATGCTTAACCCAGATAATGTAAAGGCAAATAAGATTTGGGCATCAAATCCAAAAGTTCTTGAAATAATAAGAAAGTATGCAGAACAAGCTAGTGGACAAGTTAAAAATCCTAAGACTGGCGAAATACTAGAGCCAGGTGTAGACATTTATGGCGTTTTTCAACCAATGGGTGGTAGTTCTAACGACTATTCTACACAAGTATCAGACACAATACTTGCATTAATGGATGGGTTTAAAGTAACAAAAAATTCTAAAAAAATATTAGATGAAGAAATGTCTAAACTTATTCCTAACTGGCCTGGTATAGATAGCAAAAATATAAGGTCATATTTAAATAAAAAAGCAACATTTGATGAAAGTGGTAAACTAATAAGTGATGGTGGTGGAGAAGCAAGAAAAACATTAGCTCAAACACTAGACAAAGCAAAATATAGAGATTTAGGTTTTCCAGATGTGCCAAGTATTAGAGCAGCAACTAGTCATGTAGATTTTTTTGGAACAGGATCAGGAGATCAAGCAGGAAAAGTTATGGCAAGAATTGATGTTAATAGAAAACCTGAAAATATTACAGATAAAACACATGAGACATATGAATCAGCTTTATTTGGAGATAGAGTTTCACAGTTTAAAAAACCTTTAAAAACAAGTGACATTTACACAGATGCATTGAAAATAAGGCGTAACGAAGGATTTCCAATAGGTGGAGATAGAAGATTTATGGAAACAAAAAGGATGGTGCAACCAGTTAATCAAGAGTTTATAGATAGAATGGGTGCTCTTGGATTGTTGACTTAATCGTAATTAGGAAATTTTTTAATGTCTATACCAGTTTCATTACATATGTATCTATCAATACTATCTAATGTGTTTTCTTGTTCCACAGTCAAAGTTTCATCACCTAATAGACTAACAAAATGTGTTAATTTTTCATTTATAAATGATCTAAAGCTATGTGGGTCTTCCATAATATCTCCTTGTGCATTTTTAATCTTTTATAGTAAAATAAAACAAGAGATAAGTCAACCCAATATAAGGAGGTATTATGGCTAAAAAACCAGGATTATACGCTAACATACATGCTAAGAGAAAAAGAATAGAAGCAGGCAGTGGTGAAAAGATGAGGAAAAAAGGTCAAAAAGGAGCACCAGAAAAAGGCACTTTTACTAAAATAGCAAAACAAGAAAAGAAAAAGAAGAAAAAAACAAGGAAATCATAATGGCAAAAGGCGTTAATCATTATTTTAAAGATGGTACTAAGTACACTGGGGCAACTCACAAGGATGCTAAAGGTAAAGTTATGTCAGGTGCTAAACATACTGCAAACAGTAAATATTTAGTACATATGAAAGATTTATCGGCAGCAGCCAAAAAGAAGGCAAAGAAAGCTAATGGCTAAGTATAAAGGTAAAAGTGTATCTCTAAATAAGCCTAGAAGAATAGCTAAAGGCGAAACATCCTATGGCAAGAAGAAGTCAGTTGTTTACGTTATGGATGGTGATAAGGTAAAGCGTGTGACATTTGGTGATCCAAACATGCGAATCAAGAAAACCCAAAAGGGCAATAGAAAAAGCTTTAGGTCTAGACATAACTGTGACAATCCAGGATCGAAGACAAAAGCTAGATATTGGTCATGTAAGGCTTGGTAAGATGAACCCATTTGGTGTATTTGCAAAATTAATTAACAAGGGCGTAAGAAGCAAAGATGTAGTGCCATATCAAGGTGCTGGTGAAGTTTTAGATGCTATGCCTACTGAAGAACAATTAAGAGAGCTAGGTAACCTACCAACTGAGAAAGAATTAATGGAAAGAGGTTTTGATCCTAAGACTTTCTATCATGGTAGTCCAGAAAAGAACATTATGGAATTTGTACCTCAAGCTTCTGACAGAACAGCTTTTGGAGGCTTTAGAGAAAGAAGAGTAGGTGAGCCAGTAACATATTTTAGCGAAGACCCAAGATACACAGAAGGATTTGCACTTAAGGGTGGTATGCCTGTTAATAAAGGTGGTCTTACTTACTATCTACCTCACGAAAGCTCCAGAATATATCCAGTAAAATTAAAAATAGATAATGTTTATAACTACAAAAACCCACAACACCAAGAAATGTTAGAAAAAGAATTAGGTCAAAGCTTAGATATGGACACAAAGATTGGAGACCCTTTCAAGTTGCAAGAGCCAGACATAAGTAAAGCTATAAAAGATTTGGGTTTTGAGGGTTTTCTAACTAACGAAACAGCAAGATTTGGCAATAGGACAGTTGGTTTATTTTATCCAGAGAAGGGCAATGTAAGAAGTGTGTTTGCACAATTTGATCCTGAAAAGGCAGACAAAGGCAATATATATGCATCTATAATACCACCAGCGACTACTGCAGTTGGTTTGGGTGCATTAGCAGGTTTAGATGAGAGCACATAATGGCTAGTGGATCACTATCAAAAATCGTAAAAAAACCAATCAAAGATATCGTTGATTTTGCAAAAAGCTTCAAAGACAAATACAACATTGATGCCTATCATGGAACACACCAAGAAGTTGCACTAAATCCACAGATGAGAATGTTTGATGGTAAGCCAGAAGAGATTTTGGTAGAAGATGAAGGTGCACCAATTAAAGCATTTGTAGACAAAGATATCTCTGAAGGTGACACTACTGCGATACAAGACTTGGGTAATTGGTTTTCTGAAGAGCCAGAGGTTGCAAATTGGTTTGCTGGAGAAAGAATAAATTCACAGGTTTATCCAGTAAAATTAAAGCTTGAAAATCCTAAAGTGTACGATGGTTACGAAGCTCTAGAATCAGAGTTTGAAGACTTTATGTATAACATAAATAGAAACAAACCTTGGTATGAAGAACAAGGTAGTAAAGCTTTTAGAGATAAATTAAAGAATGAAGGTCATGATGGAATATTAATAGAAAATAGCTTGACTGATATAGGTATAAACAGAAACGACTATGTTGTGTTTGACCCCAAAAATATTAGGTCTAGGTTTGCCAAATTCGACCCCAAAAAAGCTGATTCAGGTGACATATTAGCTGGCGTAGGATATACTGCATTAGGTGGTCTGGGAGCTTTGACAGGCATTGATGAGGGCACATAAGGAGTTATAATGGCTAAAAGAACAAAAATAAAAAAAGTAGCTAACGCTGAAATAAGAGCTGCTAAGAAATTTTTAGAATCAAAAGGCTTGGAATCAGATGAGGTAAGCCCAAAGAAATTTGCTACTGCAGCTA